GCAGCCTCATTCATTATCTCGTTTACAACATCTGGACCGTCAATGTATTTACTAGAGCGAGGATTATCTGCTTTTTCACTGGCAACGCCTTCAAAATCTGAATTTTCAGTCTTGAAGAAAGAAGATTTAGAGATAGCAGGAGTAGAAACAGGCTCCAAGTCCTGAATTATGTCGCTATCGCTTCTATCTGGGAGTTCCATAGCCCTTCTAGGCATAGGCTCTAGATTTTTAGCGGCTTCTTGCTCTTTTTTAAGTTTTTCCTTAGCGGAAAAGCGTTCTTCCTCAATCCAATCCTCTAAATCTTCCCAGTCTTGGAAGTAAGCAATCGGTTCACTGCCATCTGTCTTGTAGTAACTAAGTTCTAGAACGTCTTCCTTCGGGTCCAACTTACTGGTGCCATCAAAAGTCTGTATTTTCTTGCCTTCAACGCGAGCCTTGTTCAAAGCCGTCCTAGCATCTGCGCTATTCACGGGCATCTGACGTACTTGGAAAGAGGTTCTCAGGGTTCGGTCATCTTTATACCAATTAGCGGTCGCTTCAGTATTTCGAAGGTTTTCGCTAAGTTTCTTATATAAATTATTACGCTGAATTGAAGACATCTTCATAATTCTTGCGGGGGTCGGGGTCTTACCAGACTCATACTTGTACAGCGTCCACTTAGTGTCACTAAACAAGCCACGACTAGAGGGGTCATAGTCAGTCCAAGCCGAAGGCAAGGCACGCAGAGAAGACAAATTAGACTTGAAAGAGTCGTACTTTCTTCTAGCCAACTTCTCGACAACGGCCTGAGTGTCGCCCCAAGTCTGGGCAGCGACAGAAACGTCTCCGAACCTTACAGAATCGTCATACATCAAGGCATCTGCCTTAGGATTGCGATAAACGTGATAAACGGGCTGACTAGATTGCGGAACGCCGTTTACGCCAGAACCCTTGAACTTGTTGGGGGACTTTCCAGACTTTTTGTAAGCATCTAAATTCGAATACTTTTCTGCTATCCAACCATCTTCAGACTCATAAAACTCGACGCCATTTTCGGTCTTAGTAAGGTTCCAACCAGAAGGAGCATCAATCTTTTTTATTTCATCTGGACTAACAAGAACGTCGCTCTCAACGTTAGTGGGGGTTCGCTTGCCGAGGCTAGGAAGATTTAGATAAGCCTTGAGACCCTCTACCTTGGAAGCAGGAACGCGGACAAGTTTTCCGTACTTGGCAATATCTTCAGCATCCTGAAGTTCCAAATCAAAAGAGTCAGATTTTTTGTCATAGCCAGCAAAGCGACTTGGAATAGATAAACCCTTGCCAATACCCTCGACCGCTAGAAAGAAGCGGGCAGCGCCACCCATCCAAGCAAAGCGACCCTTGCGGTCGCGTCGCTGACGTTTCGCTCTTGCAGAACGAGCAAGAAACGAGTTCTCTCCTGCGTACGGATTGATTGCCATATATTAGATTTCATTGTCGTCGAGTAATGCCACAACCACTTCCATAGGAATGTCTTCATAGCCTAAAGCCTCTAGGTGAGCCAATGCGTATTTTCTTTCTACGCTATCTGGTGCGGATAGATACGCCGAAGCAACAACAGGTCTGTATTCTTCAGAAATTCTAGGGTCAGCAGCAAACCAATCTGCCTCAAACTCTCGCCTGTCCTGAGCAGAAATCTCTACCTCTTTAGTAGAGAGCGGGTGACCGATAGGCAACAAGTCATAGTGCTCGATGCCGATGCGAGTAGGTTTGCCACTGACAGCGGTATTCACAAAGTCCGAGACCTCGCGCAGAGCAGCGAAAGCACGCTTGCTGGGGTTAGTGAATTCCCTAACGGTCCTAGCCAGCGAGCGCCCAGCAACGGCTAGAGCATCGTAAATGGGGACCTGACGTCGAATAGGAATAGTTCTGTTGACAGAAGCAACTAGCGACTGAATCTCGTCACCAATAGAGAAAGTAGGCTTGTCAGTGTAAATAGATGGAATGGCTGGTTCATTACCAGACTCAATCATCTCGTTAATGAACTCCCTAGGCTCTTGGTGTTCCATGATGCTCCTACTGAATCAGAGTTTGAATAGTGGTGGCGTCTGCTCCAATGGTGGTGCCCAACTGCCAAATCCACTTGTCGTGCATGTCAATACGACCTGCTAGGAAATCAGCGATACCCTGCTGGTCACACTCGTCTGCCAAACGGAAACCGTCTAGCAAGCAGCCACGGATGTGCTGATTGACTTCGTAAAGAATGGTAGACATCTCCATAGGGCTACCAGTAGAAGTTTTGCCCTGAACGCAAGACAGACTTACGAAGTCTTCGAGAGTAACTGGAGCGTCGTAGCCCAACTTGCGAATGTTCTCCGCTAGCGGGTCAATGCTTGAGTCAGCATCTTCATAAAGAGTCGCAAAGAACTCGTGGAACTGAATAAACTCAGGTCCTTTGACGTTCCAGTGGAATCCGTGAGCCAGTGCGCGATAAGCAACAACGTCAGCCAAAATAACTGACAACTTCATTGCCAGTTCCTGCTTTCCAGAGGTGCCGTGTGAGTGATTATACATTTTCTTCCTTAGATTTCAGTCTCGGTTGGCGGGGTTGGCTCTGCCAATACTGGAGGAGCCTCTTCAACTGGCGCTTCTGGTGCTGGGGCTGGGGCCTCGCCACCTACTGGAGCACCCTGAAGCATCTGGTCTAGACCTTCAGGAAGCGGAGCGGGATTCGCAGCCTGAGCAGCGCCACGAATCTTCTCCATAACATCTGGGGCAACAACGCCAAGCATTGCCTCAGTTAGTTCTGGGGTAATCATTCCCTTCTCTACGAGCAGACGTAGAGCAACTTCGGTCGGGCTAGGAGCCTCTGCCTCGGCAAAGCCGTGAGCACGTCTCCAAGTCTCGAACGAAATAGCCATCTTCTCGAAACCAGAGTCAGCATCTGCTGCGCGGTCGTTACGAGTAGCAACTAGAGACGGGTCATACCAAACAACAATGCGGTCGACGTCTGCCTCAGTGAAGCCATTAGCCAAAAGGTAAGGGCGCAAGTAAACAACAGTAAGAGCGTCAGCAATTAGCAACATCATTGGCTCGATGTGTGCCTTGTAAAGCGACTCGTCAATCTGAAGTGCGTTCGAATACTTGACGTTAGCCAAACCAGTAACGATATCCTTAGGGACGTCGATGCCCTGCATAATGCGCTCAAGCACACGGTCAGAACGAGCGGCAAGGGCAGGGTCGAATGAACGCTCAAACTTGAACTGCTTAATCTTGTCACCAAGTTCGGCAGGACCACGAATGATAAGTGGAACAACGGCGCTCGCAGAATCCTCATCCTTGATAGGAGTAGTCATCGCGTCGATTAGTTGGTCCTCAAACTCGTCTTCTACTTCCTCTGGAGTAGGTTCCGAATAGATGCCATCGGCGTCATCATACGGATAGTCTGGGTCAGGCGTCGAAGCAACAGACAAACCATCTGGCAAGTAAAGAGCACCAGCGTTTAGGCGTGAACGTGCGGTAGCACGGAAAGTGCGGTTTAGAAGTAGCAACTCAGAGCAGAGGTCGAGAACACCACGTAGTGACGAATCCGCCTCTTCAGAAAAGCGTGGGTGGGCACGCCAAATGCGACCAATGAAAGCGCCCTTAGGTAGACCGATAACTCCAGGCTTACCCGAAGTAGCAGCACCAATCTTTAACTCGCGACGTGGAGTGATGATGTAGTTACCCTTAGCGTCAGTGTTGATTTCATCAACCGAACGGATGTCCCAAGACTCTGGAAGTCCAGAGCCGATACGCTCAGGCACCTGAGTCAAATAGCACTCGCCAGTAACCTGAAGGTTCAGAGCAGCGTCCTTGAGCAGACCTGCCTGACCACCATACGCGCTATCCAAACGAGCAATCGCACGCTCGGCTGCGGCAACTAAACGCTGGTCATACTCTTCAACGTTACGAATAGGACTAGGAGCCTCGGAAGGGTCAGAGACAACCGCTGGATAAAGACGAATACGCGAAACAACAGACGCTACAAGGTTGAAAGCGTATTTGATTTCACCGATTGCGTCGTAATACTCCCACGCCTCGCTCTGCCACATAGAAGAGCCAGCGTTGCGACGTTGCTTGAACATATCCGCTTCAGCGCGGTCGCCCATCTTTACCTGAGTAGCAGCAGCGGTGATAGGTCGGGGAGCGTTATACGCAACAGGCGAAGCCGCGTTGACGTTGGCAGGAAGAAAAACTGGAGTAGAAGAACTGGGTGCGCTCGAAGACTTCGGGGCAGATGCGCGAATACCTTGAGAAGGCTTCGGATTTGAAGAAGACTGGTCTTCTCGCCTAAAGATGCCCAACGTGGGTCTCCTGTCGTCTAACGGAACGTTAGTGGTCTAAACGTGCGGCTATGAGGCCAGCAACCGCGGATAATGCGAAAGGTATGGCAACGACCACAGTTGCTGTAGTTATTATTGTATAGCAAATAGTAAGCAGTGATGCCACCCAAATGCTCATGCACCAGTTACAGGTAAACAAGTAACCGAGTTTCGTGCTTGGTGGATACTTCTTCCACACCCGCTCACGCAATCCCTCAAAAATGACGTCGGTAGTGAACAGGCGCGAGATTCTGAACGTCGCCAGAGCAAGAATCGTAAACGTAAATAAGTCAATAGGCATTAGAAAGTCGGGTCCTTAATAGATGAAAGAGTTTTGTAGGGATTCCAAGAACGTAAACGTGAACCACAACCACAATTCGTGTCTTTCTTGAAAGCAAAGCGTTTGCCAGAAGCGGTAGTTCCAAAATACTGGACGTCGTCGATATCAAACTCGGCAATACGTTCTTGGAAAACAACCTGAGCACCATCGGGCGTGTCTTGGGCAATCATCAGAACCTGAGCGTCCTCTGTTGCGAAAACTATAACTCTGGACGTCTGAATGTAGGCAGTTCCGTCAACTGGCGGATGCGCTTTAAGTTCACCAACGTAAGAGGCGGAAGCAACCGAAGCGTGGGCAGGAAATATGTCGTGCTCTATCTTCATTTGCTATTTTCCCAATCTGCGAGCAATCGCTCGATTCGTAACGTTCGATGCTTTTGCGATTTCAGCAATCTTTACATCCTCATTGTATAGGTCCTGTATCAATTGGTTGAATTCCTCGTTTGCTTGAGCCGATAGGGACGTCGACGACATCCCACTTCGATACAAACGTGCGAGCGGAGCCAAATATGCTAGACGTTCTTGGTTTTCAGGCGAGATACCAGGCGAAATAGCGGTTTTACGTAAATAACCACGAGGTCTAGCCTCAGAATCTGGTTCGTCACCCCAAGGTGATGGCACTGGAAATAGGGGCGTCGACGATTTCGCATTTTTGACCCAATACTGGATGGTCGAACGTCGAATTGGTGGAGTGAAGGCATCCCCAATCGCTTGGAGGGTCCATCCACGCTCAAACAACTGCTTAGCACGCTCGGCTCGTTGCTTCTTGCTCATCTCTTGGAGAGTTTTTACCTCTTCGGGAGGTAGTTTCTGCTCACGTGCGTATTGGCGGTCCATAATGTATCTATTTTAGCATCTGTATTGGGACGAATTTTTCTAAAAATCCGGGAGGGGCGTTTTTCATAATGGGACTGATTAGAAAAATGATACATTATCGTATTTTGGCTTTGGCGTGCGAGTTGGGTATCGTAGGTTTTAAGCCAAACCGAAATTGTTTCCTAATGCCATAAAAATGCCGTCAAAATGCCGTTTTGAGTGCCGATTTTGACTCCAAAAATGGTCGTTTTGTCCTATTTCTTTGGGTTTTGGCTGGTTTGGGCTTCGAGTGAGCCTTTTGAGATGTCTAATCTATCATAAAAGTAGCCAAAAAACAAGTCAAGTAGCCCTTGACTAGCCTAAGAAGACTAGAAGAAGCCCAAAACAAGCCTAAAAATAGCCTAAAAATAGCCTCCTAGCCGCCTCCCTGGCTGCCTCCCTGGCTGCCTCAGGTGAGATAAAAAGGGGTCTATGGTTTTCCAGTAACACCCGTCGTTCGCGCTCGACCTTTCTTTTTGGCTTCTGGTTCTCTGGTTATGGGCTGAAACTAGAAGACAACTGGGCTTATTGCTATGTGATTGCTAGTAGATAACTGGTTCCTAGGATGTCTACAAGTTTTGAGGAAGAAGCAAGGGCTTCCAACTGGTTGTTTATTGCTTATGAAATAACAAAGTCGTCGGGCCAGTCATCAACTCTGCTTGCGAATTGGTTGGGAGACAAGTATTGAAAATCATCAACGGCATAAGAAGGGGCTATCGGCATAAGACGTGCCGAAGCCAAAATAAGTATCGGCATTGACTTGACAGACGAGATATGACTCGATAACATTGGGTTATGACAAATTACGAAAGGAAATCTGAATTGACAACTAACCTAACTAACACAAGCCTATCGGCATTGACTAACGAGACCTACAAGGGTCACCGTATGCCTATGAGACTCTGGGATGAGATTGCTCCTGGTCTGTGGCAAGGTGGCACTGACTCAACTGACACTGTCCGCACACAAAGGTTCGGCTCTGGTGCTTTCATTACCCCTGAAGACTTCGACTTAGTAGTGACGATGTATTCATCGGCACAGCCTGTGGACTGGTGGGTGAAGGAGATTAGGTTCGGCATCTATGACGGCGATATGACTGACTTCGATGTCGAAGACCTACGGGACATAGTTCTAGTAGCGCACTCTAATTGGAAGCGTGGTAAACGAGTCCTAGTTAGATGCCAAGCAGGACTGAACCGCTCAGGGATAGTAACCGCATTGGTTCTAATTCGCGAAGGCTACTCGGCAGAAGAAGCAATCCAGTTGGTGAAGGACAATCGCGGAAGCGCAGCCCTAACGAACGAAAACTTTAACGAGTGGTTGCTATCTATCGACCCGCAGGACTGGCGTAAGTAATTACTTACTAAGTCTGAAGAAGGTGCTCTTCGCTTCTGGAATTCTCCGAGATGCGAATGACCTAGCAGTAAGTTTTCCCCCAACGAATCCAGCAGGTGGCTTAATCATCAGTGCTGTTAGCGCGTGAACTAACGCGTCTACACGGTCTGGTGATTTGCCTTCTCCTGGAATCCAAGCAAGCATCTGACTCTCTAGGTCTGCGTGGTATCCCAAGTGGTGAACGCGACCTTGTTCATATCCAAGAACTACTGGCTCGGCACGTAAGGCTTTGCCATATTTAGAGTGAACTTCTAGCACCTTGATGTTCGGGTCAATCGCATTGATGGCATTACGAACTAAGGCACCACCTTGGTTGATTTCGGCTACGACTGGGCAACCCCACTTGCGTGCCATCTGAACTACTTTGTTCGCCCACACTTCAGGTGAACCGTGGATGGTTGCGTCTTCTAACACCCAAGCATTGCGCTTATACAAGTCACGCTCGGCAGTTGAAGCACACACAACAATTCCACATTCATCCCTTGGGTTCTCTGCTACTGAAGGGTCTACACCTATGATGCGAAGTGGAGCACTAAGTGGCATTACGTTTTCGCGATACCTACTCAGTAACTCATCGGTCCATAGTGCGCCTTCAACATTGTCCAGCATCTCACCATAGAGTTCCTGTTGGGCAAGACGAGTGCCCGCATACACTCCAGTGATTGCGTCAAGGTATGCGTTAGACAAGTTACCTGAGTTGTCGAGTGTTGAACCGCGAGTGATAACTACACGGCTAGGGTCTTTGGTGTTCTCAGCCAGCAACTGATATAGAACTGGCACGCGCTTAGGCGTAGTGGTAATCATAATCTTTGGGTGTGAGCCTAGACGAGTTCCAACACGAAGGTTGTCGAAGGCTGTCATACCAGCGCCATCTGGGGTTTGTCTCCAAGAAGCAATCTCATCGCCCCAAGCGTGAGTGAACTGGGGTCCACGAAGTGAGTCTGGTTCATCGGCTGTGAAGAGAGTGGCAGTGTTGCCATTGGGCCAAGTGAGTCTTCGCTTTGATGGTTCATAGAGTGGCTTCTCACTTGGAGCAGACACATTCATAATTCCTGACTCACCTTCAACGATAACGTCACGAACATCGGCAGCAGTTCTAGCAACTAGTCCGAATCTTCTCTGACCCGTATTGGTGTATTTGGCTTCTTCTCTAACCCACTCAGCAGCAGTCCTAGTCTTACCAGCACCACGACCAGCCATATACATCCAGATGTTCCAGTCCCCCTGTGGAGCCTGTTGCTCTGGTCTTCCCCAAACTGACCAGTCCCACATAAGGGTGTCCGCATCCATTCCAGCAAGAACGACTGCTCGCTCATCGTCGGGGAGCATCGCAATTTGTTCCATAATAGATTTAGCCATAGGTCTATTATTACATAAGACACGCTTGACAAGAGCGATAGATTATGGTTTACTTATTCCATAAGCATCATCGCTTATTGAACAAGGAGACAAGATGTCAAAGACGGCTATCCGCATTACAACTAATAGCGAAATAATTATCGAGACGATACCAGAAGGTTCTGACAAAGCAGAATACCAATACCTGAAGTCATCGGTTGGTGGCTACATTCAGGCTGTCCCACTGGAGAAGCCAGTAGATGACCTAACTATGTGGTGTAACGAAGAAGGCAAACTCGATGGTCTGCCATTCAACTTTGTTGCTACATATTTGTGGGAGTTGTCTTACGGCAAGACTGACCTAATAATGGGCGACATAGTAATCACTGGTGGAGCAGACGACGAAGGCGAGACTCTAGGTCTAACTAAAGAGCAGGAAGACAAACTGCTCTCGGTTCTGAAGTAAGTATCCGCAAACTAAAAAGAAACCCCTAGATTTTGGTCTAGGGGTTTTCTTTTTGCTCTGATTTAGAGAGCACGGTTCTTAGTAAGGATTGGGTTGTATACCTTGCTAGTTCCATTACCAGCGTCTAGATATCCGTATCGAGTCAATCGGAATCGAATAGCGGGATAGGTAACTCCTAGATGTCTGGCTAGGTTGTATAGCGATACTCCTTCTACCTTGTGAGCGTGGTTCAGCAGGCGAGTGTATTCTTCTGCTTCGGCACGATAACGAGTTGCGTGAGAGCGCACCTGTTGAGCAAGTGGCTTTAGTTCCAGCAACCTGTCTAAAGTTTCCTTTGTTGGCTCTGCGTATACAACCTTCTCGCGTATCTGCTTCAGTGGTGGACTAGGAACTATTACTGAGTCAAACAACTTGGACTCAGGCATCTCGCAGATTTGGCGAACGCGCTCGCGGGATACATCGCAGGCTTCGGCAATACTTTGTAGGGTCCAGCCCTTGTTTCTAAGCGCACGAACGTAGGTATCGCGAAGTTCCATATCCGAGATGGTTGCTACTATTTCAATCAGGTTCGGTGGTAATTTTTGATTTCTTTTGAGAAATTCTGTCATTTCTTCTTCTTTCTGTTAGTAAGTCTTTCTGTCAATAAAGATAACTCAGGCTTGGGGTAAAAGCAATAGGTGTTCGCGAGTGGGAAACATCGCACAGAGAATCTGGCACCCCTTTTATTTTTAGTCTAAAACAACTACTACGTTCGGGTCTCCATCGAAGATTTTAGTTATAGTATCGGCATCTACCATCCCAGTTGGTGGTAGTCCATTTGCTTCTTGAAATAACCTAATTGCTGACTTAGTTCCTTCATCGAACCAGCCATCTTTGTCTAGATAGGCGGAAGTGAAGCCAAGTTCATTCAATCGGCGTTGTAAATGGTGAATGGTGAGAGACTTGCGAGACATCAAATTGCGATACACAACAGCAGATAGTCTGACTTCATCAACCACTCCCCCGCCTACGACGAACGCTCCAGCAGGCTTGACCTTTTCCCTTACGGCATAAAGGTCTTCAGGCTTTACGGGAATCGGAACCTTGTATCTCTTATCACTCATAACTATCTAGCGACTCTCCAAGATAGTAGGGCGAGTGAAACTGAGGTCAACCCAAGCGCGAGCACCAGCGAAATAGCACTCGGCACAATCAGTGATACGAGAATAGCCACTACCGCGAGCGCGACAGCAAACACAGCAGTCCAAACTACATCTTTCAATCTAACAATCCAACTATTCATCTTTCTTGTCCTTCTTGTTCGGTAAGACGACTCCCAGCATAGGGGATACATCTCTCTTATTCTGTTGGTCTCTTAGTTCTTTCTTGTAGCCATCGAGCAGCCAAGTAATTGAGCCAACAACTGCTAGTCCAATAACTAGAACAAAAAATACTTCTCCCATTTCATCGCTCCTTAGATTTATTTCTATGCTCTTCAAGTTTTTCGAATATGACTTTGATTAGATACATAGTGCTGAAAAAGAAAACTGCCCAAACTAATATCAGCACTAGGACTGATATCAGAATAGGCAGTAACTCTGTGGTCATAGTTCTATTCTATGATACAAAAACCTTCTCATTGTTTTCGTCATAGTACCAAACTACGCAGGTGTCGGGGTCTCCCTTAGCAACGGGGCAGTAGTCCAAGCCAGTGGAAGTGGCCTGTGAGTGCCACCTGTTCTCTTCCCACTGTTGCTTAGAGCCATAGCCCTTCTCCAAGAATTTGGTGTGTTGCCAGTAGTTGTGGTGTAGAGACTGACTTACTTTCTCTCCGCACTCGCTACACTTACCAAACCATAGAGAGTTATCCTTTCGGTAACCATCTTCGGGGTTCAGCACTGAAAAGTTACTCCCAATACCTTGTTCGCGAATCTCTTGATTAGTTGGCATTAGTCTCTCCTTCATTAGTTTGAGTATAGATGTCCCTTACGACATTTGCCCAGATACGCGGGGTGTGGGTGTAAGGCTGATAACCACCAGCACCACCAATCAACACGCGACCATCGGCATACTTGTTTGCTAGTTCAGCGATGACCTTTGACGCATAGGCGTAGCCATCGAAGGTATATTTCAGTCCCCAGCGCTCACCTTCGTGACCATCTGCTCCAGTAGCAAGCAAAATCACATCAGGCTGATACTCGGCAACCTTCTTGGCAATCTCGTCGATAGCCCACTTGAATCCAGCATCGCCTTCGCCACGAACCAAGCACCAGTTATACCAGTGCTTTTCTTCGTTGTGCCAAGTGTAGTTTCCTTTGGTCTTCTTGTTTTCGTAGTCACCATTCCAAGTGTCGGAATGAGTTGGGTAAATCCCGTGCCCGTGAATACTGAAGGTTGGAATGTCTGTATCGGCAAGCAAGTTCTGAACACCATCACCAGCGTTTACATCCCAGTCGATGTAAACAACCTTGAGTCCAGCACGCTTGAAGGCTTTGGCAGCCCAAGCGAAGTCATTGAACACGCAGAAACCTTCTGAAGTTCGGTATTGCGCGTGGTGCTTTGCTCCCTGTGGGTTGAAGCCAATCTTTGTCTGATTACGAATAATCATCTCGACTAGTCGCGCAGTTCCAGAAAACATCTTTAGCGCAGTCTGTCCCATCTGTGGTTTTGAGTCTGTCCAGTCGGCACACTCTCCAAGGTCTAGAACTTCACTGACAAAAGCAGGGTGGTGGATAGTCTCCAACTCGCGTCTGTCTGCTCGCTTGATGTCGGGGTCAATAACATCCACTTCTGAGCCTAGGTCTTCCTTCAGCCACTCCAGCGCGATACGCGCACGAATCGGCTGAGTAGGGTGGTTGCCATCGCCTGAGCCAAGTTGCCAGTTCAGGTAGTCGGGGCTATATGCGACCTTTAGTTGGTGAGTAGTCATAAGTTTTTGTCCTTTCGTCTTTTGATTACCTGATAACTGTATCAAATAGCCATTGTGTTGTCAAGTCGAGTTTTGCGAGCGCGAATCGACGATTTCGCTCGGATAACCGACTACCCCTTTACCCTGGAACCATCGGCATCTAATTTTTAGTCTTCGTCGCCATATTCTGCGTTTTCGAACCATTTCGGCGCATTTCTAATGATTGATAGACCAAGCGCAAGCGTGGCGACGACAAAAATACCCAGCGTAAGTGCTATTGCCCCTAAGACTATAAAAAAGATTTCCAACTTACCTTCTCCTGACTAGTTTCCGCACCCATCGTGCGAATATTGTAAGCAACCCATCACGGACTCGTTCGTGTCTCCGCAAGTCTCGCTTGACTTTATCATAAGCATTATAGGACAGCCAAGAGAAAGCGTGGAACATTCGGTAGTGATAGTTGCTCCAAGTTTTGAAAGTTCTATACCAGAACTTGAACCACTTAGACTTCATCTTCTGACTCCCACTCGGCTTCAATTAGTGACTTTTCTTTTGCCAAACTAGCCAGTGCTAGACAGATAATGATTGCGCCTAAGCACAGAAACACATTGAGCGGATTAAGCGTGCCAAGAATGTTGCCTAGCGCGAGCATTGCGAACACCCCAACTAAGGCATAAATCGTGGCGCTAATAGCAGACCAGTCTGATTTTGTAAGTTTCATTTTGTCTTTTGTCCTTTTCTTTTTGTTTCTATTTAAACGGGATAAACCCAAGTCGGCGACTTGCTTCACCAAGAATTGACTTTTCAAAATCTCCATTGATTTCAGAACCAAGTTTTGCTTCTCGCACATACTCCATTGCTGAATAGATGTTTAGCAGTTCATCGTCTGGATACTCGTTGAGATTTTGTAGGTCGGTAAGACCATTTTCCCAATCTGTCTGAGATTCGGTGAGATACTGAACGATTTCTTCGTCAGATTCCATTTCAAAAATTGGCTTTGTCATAGTTTTATTCTATCCTATTTCTTGATTTGCTTGATTGACCAAGCGAATAGATAGGCACCAGCGATTACATTGAAGACCGCGAGCGCGATGATAATCTCCCGCACTACTTCACCCCGCTAACTAGTTTCTGTATCTGAGTCCAGAAAGTGAATACCACTCCAACTCCGAGCGCGATGAGCCAACCATTGGCAATAACGCCTTCGACATTGTTTCCCGGCTGAGCGCCAAGCCCAACTAGAACGGCATAGAAAATTACATAAGCGATTACCACCACAGGTGATAGAACTACTGACGCGATTGCTCGGCGGATTACATACTTCATTTCTTCTCCTTTGTAGTTTGTTTGACTACATAACTATTATTATGAACTAATTGACATTTGTCAAGCGTGTCGTAAAAGATTTTTTAGGCGTGGTAGTAATCCCAGTTGCGACCACGCTCTTCGGCTTGCCACTCCAAGTAGCAACGACGGCACGAGTCGCTGTCGCCTTCTTCTCTGTCCACAGGCTCTTCTTCGCAAGACTCGCACCACTTCTGCTCGGCGTGATTTAACTCACCCTTGTAAGTCTCGGCACACAACTCTTTGTCGTTAAAGTCTTCGGCATCGCAGTAGTAGCACTTTGATTTGTTCTCAGGCATTTGAACTCCTTTTTTCCTTAGGGAATTTCCCTATGTATCAAGATTATAGGTTTATTTACAATCTGTCAAGTATTTGTCTTTTTATTTGTGTCGGCGTGTCTTCGCCCCCTGAGTCCCATTTTTTGTGAGGCGGGGTTGCTGAGTCGAGCGGGGCCTGGCGTAGAAAGGGGGTTTCGGTTTTCCGAGCGAATACATGGCTTCCCGCATCAACTTTTTCGTTGTTTTTAGAACTTTGCCTTCAATTTCTTAGCAATCAACTCGCGTTGCTCTTCAACCGATGTCCCGCGCTTGTGCGCGAGCGCCGCCAAGACGATTTCGTGGTTCTGCTTACGCTCTTCGACCTGCTCAACCAGCCAGTCCTTGTCGGCATACTGACCAATCCAGTAAAGGTTGTCTACTGCCCAAATCTGTGCTGTGCGCTCTGTCTTGATGGTGTTGTTGTATCGGCGCTCGCGTATTACTAGGTCTGTCCCATCTGGGTTAGTAATTCCAGTTAGCAACTTCTTTGCGTCGCGCTCCTTCTTCTTTGCGTCGCGCTCTTCGCGTGCTTGAACCTTCTTTGGGTCTTCCAACTGACACTTACGCAAAAAGTATTCGCTCGGCGCATCTGGGTAGCAAATAGTACAAGCACCTTCACCTGCTAACTCGGCAATCTTCAATCTGTCTTCACCAGACAAGTTCGGTAGCCAAATGAATCGAGTGGTATCGAAACAAGTGGCGCAAGACATAGTTGAGTGAATGTGCCCATTAGCGTTGCTAACTAGAAACGCGCGAGTCCAACCTGTGTAGAGTTTCTCGACTTCGGCAATCTCGGTGCTCAGTTCGGCAAGTTTATTCTTGACTGCGATTATACGAGTCTCGGCTTGCTCCTTGCGAACTTGGTTGCTTGGGTAATACTTCTCGACAAAAATCACTTCCTGCTCGGCACGCTCAACTGACAATCGCAATTCATACTTCTTGTCGTAGAGTTCCGCGAGCGCGGTGTCAATCTCAATCGGGGTTGTGAGTTTCATTAGTGGCACGCGCAATCGCATACACGCTGTTCGCGCTTGATGTCTCTTAGTCGGCGACGCTCTGCCACAAGTTCCTGAGACTCGGTATTGAGTTCGCGCATACGCCTAGCCCATTTGGTGAGTGGGTCTATGTGAATACCTAGGTCGGCATCTGTGCCTTGTGCGCGAGCAAGTTCGAATCCAGAAGCAGACTGCTCTCTGTTTATTTCGACTAGTCGTTCGCTAATCTCAATGATGCGCTGTTTGATTTCGGTAGTTTCCATAACTACTTCTCCTTAGTTAGTTTTCACAAGTCTTTCTGACCTGATAGCCACAAGTCTATGGAAACTGAATCGTAAAGTCAAGTCCTTTTTTATCGTGTCGAAAAAGAAAACCCCCGCATCTCTACGGGGGTCTTCCTGACTATTGCTTAGGCTTCTGGCGATGAACCAACTAGTGCCTTGTAGTCTTCGTAAGCCTGACGCTCAATCTCGGCGAGTTCCTTCTGAATCTCGGCGTGAATGGTCTCGGCATCGATTGCTATTGAGTCGTAGATTAGTTTGTCTACTCCTGAATAACTCTCGGTGCTCTTCTCACGCGCTACCTTTGCGTAGTGCTCTAATGCGCTAGCAATCAGCACGGCATCTGCTTTGTTTGGCGAGTAATTTAGTTTGCTCATCTCCCTGTTCTCCTTTTTTATTTCGGGTGACAAGTAAATAATACAACATCGGCGCTCGTTGTCAAGCCCATTTGAGAAAAAAGAAAACCCCCCGCGAGCGCGAAGGGTTCTCTCTTGCTTATTCTTTTAATTCGATTCAATAAGCCGAACGAATGTAATGGTGCTGTTTTTGAATGAAGGGTCATCAAGCGCGATTATGGAAGTGGTAGTTCCTTTTTTGAATCCCGCGTGAATAACCTTGTCATCGCCAATGTAGATAGACGAGTGGTAGTAAGACTTCGACCCTTTATAGCCGAATACCACTATGTCGCCAATCTTCGGGGTTCTCACCTTTGTTCCCGAATTGCCTTGCTTGGTAGCGGAGTGCTCTACTGACACTCCTAATTGTTCGTAAGCCCAGCGGACCATACCTGAACAATCCCAACCCCGCGGTGTTGAACCTGAAAATACATACCAAGTTTTTCCGATACGACTTTTCAGTTCCCCAACCACTGATTGGATTTTGACGCTATTTAGTTGTAGTTCTTTTTCTATCTCCAACTTCGCAAGTAGTTTGTCTTGCTGTGCTTGATATAGAACTTCCATAATTCCAGGTTCCCTGCTCGGGTCTGAAAGAAGAAAGTCAAGAACTCTTGTTTCTGATTTTTGCTGTGGAACAACAACAATTTGCTTTTCGGCGATTAGTGTTGCCCTGTCGCTTGCGCTCGAATTTTCTCCATACGGGAAACTTCCCACCATCATAGATACTAAAACGAGTCCTATTGCTAGCAACCATTTCATAAGGCGACCTACCTTTCCAGAACCTTTCGGCTCTTATCTTTTCTTGGTCGTGTTTTGTCTTGGTTCTCCCAAATCGGTATTCAGTTGTTCGACTATTTTAGCCCACAAGCGATGGAAAAAGTCAAGTTCGGCGGCAACGACGCTCGGAAAACCAACTACCCCTTCAAATCGGCAGCCCCGCACCACCTGCGATGACGCGGAACACTAAAAAATCACGGCGCGTGAATAAAAATTGCTAAAAATACTTTTTGTCTCGAAATTTGAGTTTTATTATCTAATTATTTGCGTGTTAAAAGAAAAACGGGACTGAACTCTCGCTCAGCCCCGCGCTTCTTTTTGTTTAGTGCTCGACCTTGATTATCTGCTCGCAGTAGCCCCAAACTTCTTTGCTACCATCTTGAAACTCGCCATTCAGCCACTCGCCCACGAAACCCGCGCGTTCGTTCTTCACATTCTCGAAGGCTTCTGATACCAAGACTCGGCGCTCTGTGCCACCGAAATCCTGATACACAAGAATTGTGCCCTTGTCGATGTCGGCGTATCCGAACTCTCTATTTTTCATTCTGTCTTCTCCTAGAAATTAAAGTCGCAGTATTCCATCACGAAATCTAAATCCCGCGCTGTGAAATCTTCTTCGATACTGCTCTCGTATCGGTAGAGACCACTCTTGTAGTCCGCACCGAAAATGTTCAACTCGTTTGACCCTTGTTGCCAAGAGATTAGGTCTCCATCGGAATTACTTCCAACAATCGCGCCCCAATAATCTACGATGTCTCCCGCAGTCATTTGGTCTTGTGGAACTCCGCCCACTACTTTTTGTTCAGTCATTTTGCTTTTCCTTTTCTACTTAGATTTGCTTTGTTGCGATGTAAGCAACTTCTTCTGGAAGGCTTACAACTTCTACGGCGATACCAACAGGCGATTCACAATCTGGCTCGGCACAATGTAGGCGGTAGTCGCTAACTTCTCCCGAACTCCAATCTGTGTATCGCGCAATCTCGACCTTGTGTCCGAAATGGTCGGCAAGGTTTTCGATAAAGTATTGCTCTCCAACTTTTACTG